CTCAACGATTAACCTCTCATGCTTTGGCTACAAGACCCAAATCTGCAAGAGCATTAGGTCAAGCATTGCAAAATTATGGGCCACGCATTGGAAGGCCAGCATATCAGATAGGAAGAATTAAACGTGAAATGGAGAATCAATAATGGCATGGAATGGAAGCGGAGCCTTTAGCAGAACTAATGGCACTCACACAGGATCGACGGTGTGGACACAAGACAAGGACGCGGGAACCAAGATCGTATCGAACCGCCATGACACCCATGACCAGGATTTGGCAGACGGAATAAACGCTTGTATTGCGAAAAATGGCGAAAATGCAATGACAGGTGCCTTTGATTTAAATGGTCAAAATATCGAACTAGATGCGGATGCAGACACAAAAATTGGAGCAACGGCAGACGATAGAATTGATGTTACAGTATCGGGCAGCATCACGGAGCGCATCGGGCATGACTCGACGAACTCCAGCGCATTTCATCTTGTGGCACCGGCAGCGTTGACTGCACAAGCGAATACTGCTTATGCCCATGTTAATGTAGCCCCAGCCGGAGCGGTTACTGTTCCCAGTGGGACGACAGCGGTTGTGTCATCTTTAGAAATTAACGAACCGAATATAACTGCAACGGGAACGGTCACAGCCGCCGCCTCGCTTTATGTCTCGGCAGCACCAACAGAAGGCACAAGCAATTATGCCCTGTGGGTTGATGCGGGGAACGCCTGTTTTGACGCGGATGTTATAGTTAGTGGCGATATTACATCCGTATCAAATGCAGATGTGGACATTAACCCCCACGGCACTGGCAATGTTGTTTTAAAGACTGACCTGGTAAGTGTCGGGGGTGGGAGTGAGGTTGGTCATATATCGTCAAACGGTGCTTATGACATGAAGATCAGCAGCAACAGTGACACAAACTCAGGAAGTATTGTTATTACTGATGCAGCTAATGGGGCGATTACTCTCGCTCCAAACGGCACAGGCGTTGTTGATATTCAAGGATCGATGAACAGTTCAATCTCAACAACGGGCAAAGCCTTAGTGCTAGGATTTTAAAGGAGGATAAAATGGCAAGTGAAGTTCTTGGTGTCTCGTTAACAGCGGGTGTTACAAATTCAGAAAGCGTTGTTCTGAATGGAGTGAATGGTCATACCTATACCATTATCAGCGTGGTCGTTTGCGAAACAGCGGGCGCAGATGAGACATTCGATCTTTATATAGACAACGATGGAGGAGGAACTTATATAGAATTGCTGTCAGACCAGGCATTAGAGGCTAATAAAACATTCGTGTTTAACGATCGGTTTGTCATTACCGACACTGACCACCTCTGCATTGCAACTGCAAACAGCGCAAACGTCGATGTGGTCGTGTCATACCTGGATCAAACACGATGAGTGGCATACTAACGTCAAATTCCGGTCGAGCCGGAGGCATAATCGGTTCGGGTGGAGGTGGAAGTAGTGGTGGATTAAGTTTTGTTTCCACCTCGGATGTTACTTCAAATACTACGACAACGACAGTCACAGGGTTGGACAGTTCATCGGATTGGTGGCAGCTTCTGATAAGTGGCTGCACACTGAGTGCGATAAGCCAGCCGGAGATTCAGTATATTACAAGTGGTGGTACTCAAAATTCAAATTACACTTACGCTGTCCGAAGCAATAATCAGGGAACCATCGGAACAACCAACAACAATGGTAGTGCCACAGAAATCCCTCTGACCGCAGCGTCGTCATATAGGTCAGGCCCAGAAAATACAATTCAGATTATTGTTGATATTTTTGACCCGGCCACTAGTCAGATGACGGATATCTGGTGGCGAATGACCGGGGGAAATGACAATCAAGCACAAGCCGTTCCGAGTTGGGGAATGGGCAGACGGGAAGTTGATGAAGCAGTTACAGGAATTTCTTTTTCGCAAAGCTCTGGAGATCATCAGGCAAGGTTCACACTTTATAAATGGGCATTATCATAATGACGAGATATAAACAGATTATCACACCGACTGGGACTGAACGTGTTGCTTTCACATCTGAGGAAGAAACTGCGCGAGACACAAAAGAAGCAGCGACAGCAAATAGCGCCCCCGCCTCTTACTTTGCTGAATTACGGGAGAAAAGAAACGAAAAGCTAGCTAGCTGTGATTGGACGCAAAGTGCGGATAGCCCACTTTCATCAGACAAGAAGACCGAATGGGCCACCTATAGGACTAAATTGAGGGATTTTCCGACAACGCTCAATAACACTTCGGTTGTTAATACAGCGAATTGGAATTGGCCTGCGGAGCCGAGCTGATGGCAAACAAAAAACGAATTAGAGCAAGGCGGAAAAGTGGGCAATTTAAAGCCGACGATCCGATGACAAAAGAGATAAACGAAGCTTATCAGCAGACACAGGATTCTGTTCCCGAAAAAAGCGCGGTTATGCAGGGGCCGACACCAATCGAGGTTTTGGGGACGCAAATCCCCAGTAACACACGGGATCGAATAGTGATTGGCGGGTGCTTATTAATTTTTGTTTGCGTGATAATCGCGTTTTTATTGTAATGCTATTTTCTCATTACAACGAAATTCCAATAGCGAACTGGCCTTTCCGTTATTTCAAGCCCCATGAAATTGCCTGCAAGGGAACAGGCCAAATTAAAATTAATGAGGAAGCTCTCGCTTGCCTCGATGCTCTTCGCTCCAATCTCGGCCATTCTATCCGTTTATCTTCCGCATATCGCAGCCCCTACCACAACGCCAAAGTTGGTGGCGCACCAAAGTCAAGCCATCTTGAAGGATACGCGTTCGATGTCCAGCTTCAAGGGCGCGACAAGGAAGTAATCCGCAAAGTAGCACAAGACTGTGGCTTTAAGGGATTTGGAATGCGATACCAAACATTCATCCATATTGATATGGGCCGTAGGAGACAGTGGTGATGATGGATATGATTTTTAGTGTTTTAACAGGCGGTGCTACTGGCATTCTGGGAAGCGTTCTAGGCAAAGTTTTTAATTTTGTTGATGTGTTTATTGAAGAAAAAAAAGCTAAAGGCGAACACGAACGAGCAATGGAAATGCATCGTCTTCAATCTGAACTTCGGGCAGAAGAGCTGGAGAACGAAAGGGCTATTGTCGAAGAGCAGTCTGCGGGTGCAGCAAGGGCAGCATCATATGGGATGATGAGTGGCGTTGAAGTTCCATATCCCTGGGTGGCTGCTATTCTTAGATTAATGCGGCCAACACTAACGGTTATGCTAGTGGGTATTGTCTGGTATATTTATGCAAAAAGCGATGACATAGCCCAACAAGAAACAATTATCCAATCAGTAATTTATATGTCATCAACGGCGGTTTTGTGGTGGTTTGGTGACAGAGCTATGCGCCCTAAAAAGTAATAAAAAATGAAATATTTCTTATTACTTTTATTGGTTTTTTCATCGGGCAAGTTATTAGCTGAACAAAAAATTATGCCGTTAGGCTCGATAAATGTGCGACATCAATGTTTTGATACAAAAATGCTTGAAAAGGCTATGCTCAAAAACAACGAAACGTTAAAATTGCAGATGGTCGGGCAGACGGCGAAAACACTAACCGAGGTCTGGCTATCCCAGGAGGGGAGTTGGACGGTAATCGTCAAAACAGTCATGGCAAATGGCGTTGATGTTTCATGCGTCGTGGCAGCAGCCGTTCGGGGTGGTATCTTGGACACCCATGATGTGATAGAAAGAGGGCTGGCGCACTAATGGTGTGTCGGACAGCGAGGAAATTTATGTCTGAAAACGATAAGTATTTAGAGGCGTTCCCGCTAAAGTTAGAAACAGAGACTTCTAATATGAATGAAAACGTATCAGATTTAATTTTGCTGGGGGCCAAACTCGACAAGCATGAATCAGTTTGCGAAGAGCGTTATACGCGGGTAAGAAATGAATTTCAAGCTATCAACGCCAGGTTAAAAAGAATTGAAACAGTAATGATAACGACGGCTGGCGCAACGATTATCTTGCTAGGAGGCATATTGTTAAATGGATAATGAAAATGTAAAAACACTTATTGTACTTCTTGCAGGGTTTCTTGGTGGAGTTGTCGTGTGTACGGCACTTTTTCTATAGGAATATCATATGGATAAAATTTTAAAGTGGTTTGAAAGTTCCATAGGAGGTCGAAATGCCGAATTTAATCTCGACTATGCAAAAATTATTATTATTGCTCTTCTGCTCTATCATATTTTTTGGCAAGCCTAGTTTTGCAAAAGAAGAAAAAGTATTTGAAGGCTGGGTTCTGCACTTATACCTAGAAGACTCAAAATTGGCTGAATTTAGCCCCAGGGAAACGATGTCAGTCTGTCTTCAAGTACGCAGAAAAATTCTCCGAAAAAATAAACGTAAAACCGGCACACGCTGGGAGTGCGCCCAAGGTAAAATTATTCTGAGAAGGTTTGATGATCGGTGGCTGCCAGTGAAGCATCTCGGTAGGCAGTAATGGCAGAAGAAGGGGGCAGGGGTAGACGCAGGGAAGATGAGATAAAAATCAGCGACAGTGCTGCGATATCCATGCCCATCAGGAATTTAATTTCTATTGTGGCGGCGGTTAGCGTAGGCGTGTGGGGATATTTTGGCGTAGTAGAGCGTTTAAATAACCTTGAGACGTTTGCAAAATTAATTACTAAAGACCTCGCAACAGGTCTTAAAGAGCTTAAAGCATCCATTGATAAAAATAATGAATTTCGGATTAAATATCCACGGGGTGAGTTAGGTCAATCAGCATCTGAGCAAGAGTTATATCTCTTAGTTGAACATCTTAGTGGGCAGGTTGATAAAATTCAAACTCGCATTGAAGCTGGAATGTCAAATGGTGTTAACATAAAGCGGCTACAAGAAGATGCACAGGCACTAAGGGCTGACGTTGAAAAGCTAAAGGACAAACAAAGGGGATACATGAATGGCAAATAAAAGATACAATTTTAATAAGGGGAAAGTTATGGCATTAATATTTTTATTAGTTATTTCGTCACTATTACTCGTTGGGTGTGGCGGCTCGAAGTATGAAAATTTTTTCAACGTAGCAAATGAGCAAATGCGAAACGGATACGAGTGGCACTACGTTGGAAGAAAAGATGCTACGAAAGAAAATATTGAATTTCTGCCTAGCTATAAAGGAGAGAATGGCGAAGAGTACATTCACTTTCAGTTGCGTAAGCCCTTTTAAAATTGAGGCGTAAGCCACTTAACCAGGAAAGCAGAAAATGGCAAGTCAACGATATACTCACTGGTTTTGGCACTCTCCCTTCATGCACTGGCTATCTCGTATAATAGGTCGTTTTGATTCATGGCTGTGGCGAAAAATGTGGAGTAGAAAGCATGGTAGTTGAAATCGTTGCTATTGCCGCAGGGTTAAAGGCTGCGGTCTCTGCTGTAAAGTCTGGGATGGAAACAGCGGACGATATTTCGCAGATAGCAGGGAAGATAAACGCTGTTTTCTCCCACCGTGATGCTTTAGTTAAAAAATTTGAAGACCATGAAGCGGAAAAACAGCCTAGTGCAATGTTGTCGTTTTTCAGCAAAAAAACAAAAAAAGATGTGGATGATCCAACTGTGCAAGCCATGAATATCGTGGTCGAACGTAAAATTCTCGATTCTCAGCTAAGAACGTTGAGAATCATGCTAAACTCAAAATATGGCCCCTCGACCTGGGATAATATTGTTAAAGAACGCGATAAAATTATTAACAGACGAAAAGCACAAATAAAAGAACAGCGAGAAACAAAGAATAAAGAAAAAGAGGCAAGTCGTAAAAAGTGGAAAAAGATATTCAAGGAAATTGGAAAAATCGCCGTACTAGTCGCGGTGGTTTATTCGATGTGGCTCTGGTTAATGTGGGCTTATCATAAATAATGCCAGAAATCGAGCTTCCACAAAGCTGGCTAACGTGGGCTGGATTCATCATAACCGTTGTTATTGGGTTGGCGATACGAGATTGGGCGACAGATATTATTTCAGCATACAAATGGAAAATTACGCCTGGGTTTGAGCCTATGGACACCTGTATTCTGGATGGAGACAAAGTCTTAATTATTCACATAGGCATTCGAGAAACAATTTTTGAGCATCAAGGGCAGTATGGTCGGACTTGGCAATACATTCCTTCGTCACAAATTCATAAGCATGAGCTACGACGAATTGTTGGTGATGATAAATATTTAGATAAAAAAATTAAAGGCAGTTAATCTTTATCGCTGCCATCCTTTGAGGATTGCCCGTCCGATTTGCTCAACGACTTGGGGGACGACGGCGTTTCCAAGTAATTGCAGTTTTTGACGTGTGTCCAATTTTCTGGAAACCCCATCATTCTTTCCCAGGCCAACGGTGTCACAACTATCTCCCGACAACTGGGCCATTTCTGCATTGACGGCGCAGCCTGATTCGCTTTGTAGGTCGGCGTATGCAAGAAGCCAGAGGCGCGTCCTCCTGTGGGAAAATCCGACGGCACAAGCCGG